AGATTCCGCTGGCATGGTTTGCAAGAGTTGCACAAGCTGTGTTACTTCGTACTCACGGGCAATAATACCCAAGGTAGACGTAGTGTTGAACTTGTAGTCCTTAACGGGATAGTTTTCTGGATCAAACTGCATGTAGCGACAAGCAGCCATCTTAACAAATGGAATCAAGAAGGACTGCTGGAAGTTAATTAGAGTACGCTTATGACGTTTGATGATAGCCCCAAGGGACATACTGATACCAGCAGCCGTTGAGTCCCCATTAATACTTCCGGGGATACCAGCGGAATCAATAGCACCTGTAGACATCTGAACCATCTTCTGTAGTTCCGCTGCCTGTGTAAAGGTAATCTGGTTAACTTGACCAAAGTTAAATGGGTTGAGTACAGTTTTAGGATCGCCATTGGTCAGGATGATCTTACCAGGGCGTACCTCCGGCCTAGACCCTCTAGGAAGCCGTGTAGCGTCCATAGCCATCATTGGGTGTACAGTTAGGGCTAGAGCATCAATACGTGCTCTAAGCTCCGTATCAAGGGCTTTCTGGCTATTGTAGCCTTTTTCACAAACCCCACGACCCCAGAACCTACCGGGCACAACGTCCCACGGAAAAGCTACTATAGGACGGTCCTGCATCATGTAAGGGTTTGCTTCTGCTTTAAGTAGGATACCACCGTTAGCAACAACAACAATAGCTTCTACGTAGTGACTTTTAGCTTCTGCTGCATCATCAGTAAGTTTTTCAACTTCAATGTCAGCAATGTCTTCGTCTTCGTCCATCAACGCTTCTTTCTCGCCAATCTCCAGCAAGTAGCGTGGCACAAGACCATAGTATTTTGTTAAGCGTACTTTATCCTCATCAAAAGAAGTTAGGTCTTGATCTGGCTCAAGATTGTAATCACTAGCAGCCTGGCCTACGTATACATCCTTGTAGACCCCTTCTTCCTGTAACTGCTGCACCTTGTGTCTAGGTACAAACTCATCTACAGCAACGCCTATAGCGTCTTCTATGGAAGGAGCTACGGGGTCAATTAGGAAGTTCTGAGGAAGTACAGGGCGCAGTTTGACTACTGTGCGGTCTGTAACATTAACACCCACTGCCTGTAACTGCCCGTCCATGATAGGCTGAGCAGCAGGAGCCATCTCTTTAACTTCCTCTAGCACTACTTCAGCTACGCCAGTACCAAATACAGCACTGTTTATAAGACACTCGCCTACTTGCTTACGAATCTGTGTTTTCTCAAAGTCCTCATGGAGCTTACTGCGTAGATACACAACGTCTTGTGCCTCAGCGTCACCCATATCGTCAGTAATATCAAAATACTTACCACGACCAAAAGTAGCCTCTTCAATTTCCGCTACACTAGATTCTACTGCCTGCTGTAGTGCAGGGCTTATAATACGTGAGCGTTCGCTCTGTCTCATTATATCTTCAGCGGCCCAAATACCTCGCCATAAGCGGTAATACTCTTCGTGCTTGGCAGCATAATTACTTTCGTAATGCTCTCGCCATGTGTCACACTTGCGCATGACCCAGTCTTCTAAGTGTTCTTCAGTCATCAAGGTGTCATTATCGTTGTAATCCACTTTTAGTCCTACTATTAGTTTGCTGTTATGAGAAGAAATATATGCCCGCTAGCATTAAGCACACACCCAGGCAAGACCACATAAATGCAACTCCAAAGGTCTTTAAAAACTCTTCACGTTCTTTTTTTAGTTTTTTCTTTCTAGCTATTTCTTTTTCGTGGGCTATCCTACTCTCTTCTACACGATTCATGATTTCGTTGTAGTCAGAGGCTAAGCCCTGCATAAGCATCATATCTTTTAACTGTTGGTTAAAGGTGTTCAATTGTCTCTTAGCCACCTGGATCTGCATAGATTCTTGAACTGATAGCTTACCTACATACTTACTTTCTACGTCCTGTACGGATTCATTAGCCTTAGCGTACTTAGACATAACAGTAGCCAAGCCGCTCGCGTGAGCGCCAGTTTCTTTTAGGGTTGATATAGCATCATTTAGCCCCTTCATAACTGTGAGCACTGTAGCTACTTCTGCGAGCATTTAATATCCTGTTGCTTATTAGCTCATGGTTTTTAACTTAAACGTGAGCGTCTAGTTTTCTTTGCTATTCTTTTAGGTTGTGCTGAGTGTTGTTTGCCAGCCTTAGTGTCTTTTCTTTTTTTCCTGGTGGTAGCTGCGTACTCTTTAGCTGACAAAGACTTAATTGCTTTCTGTGGTAAGTAGCGTTCACCTGTAGCTTTTGGGCCTTGAGTGCTGGGCTTTCCTGACTTTGTACGCCACTTCTGTTTAGTCCACTTTTTTAAGGACTTCTGTGACTTAGCTAGAGCCACTATCTGTATCCTCCACCTTTAGCTTTGTATTCTTTTGCCAGCATCTGGGCTTTTCTCGCTGACCATTGTCCAGCTTTGCCACCTTTTGAACCCGCTTTGATTTTATTAAATAAGTTTTTACGCATAGTGGGTTTTGTGTAGTTACCAGCTTCATTGACTCTTGACTTACGCATATTAATATCCTGTTACTGCATCTATGACCTCAAGATCATCAATCTCAAAGTCGTAACTGTAGGCTACCTTAGCCAGTTGGTCTGTGTACGCAAAAGCATCCACAAGGTCATCATGTGTCAAGGGGTCTGGAAACTGGAATAGCTGATCTAAGAATCTACTGTTCCACTCGCCCTTACCCAAAGTAATTTGACCATTCTCAAACCTACCCTGTAAGGCCCACATGATTCTGTCTGTTTTCTTTTTGTTACCGTGGGTTAGCTCTTCAACAACAAAGAACCTACCGTACTGCTTCATCATGTCAGTCAATGGTGACATAACAGCCTGCTTGGAGATACCACGCTCAATCCCTACACTAACAGGTCTGTAGTCCCTGACAGCTTCAAATATCTTTCTGGCTGTCTCCGCTAAGTCCCACCTACCGTGTATGATGTTCTCTAAATGCCATCCATTCTCATTTACTTTTACAACGGCAATAGCTGATTCATCCAGCTTAGAGTTCTTAGTCTTCTTTTTACTTACGTCCTCAAAGCCAGCCAAGTCAATGCTTATGTAGTAGTCCCCTACGTCTGGACACTCACCAAATGTAACCCACTCCTCCTTGAACATCTCTGAGCCTCTGGCTTCAAAGGAGGCCATGAACTCTTGACGAAATGCGTAGGATGACATGGACTTCTTAGCTAGGTCAATTTCCTCTGAATCCAATAGCTCATTGTCGTAGCTTGTGAAGTGCCAAGATGCGTAGGACTCATCGTCACCTAGCTCTGCGTATTTATACAAATCATAGAAGTGATTGCGCCCCATAGGGGTTCCAATAAACAGCGCAGCACCCTTTTGGTCAGCCAGGGCAGGTCTTAGTATCTGTTCAAATACCTCTGGCTTCATGTCAGCGTATTCGTCCATCACTAGGAACTTGAGGGACACACCACGCATAGTCTCAGGTCTATCAGCGCCTTTGAGGCTTATGGTTGCACCGTTGACTAATTTAATCTGTAGGTTGTTAATGTGGCTGGAGGTTACAACGGGGTGCGCTAGGTCCAAGAGTGTCTGCCACATGATGTCCCTAGCCTGCCCTTGTGTAGGGGCTACATAGAATACATGCCCCTTGTCTGCTTGGAGAGCATTGACAATCAACATCCATGCAGCTAGCCTGGACTTACCTGTACGTCTACCAGCGGCTACAATCTTAAACCGGGTATCATCGGCCCAGACTTGCTTCTGCCAGTCAAGAAGTTGTATGTTTAGTTCAGTCATAGAACCACCGGACTACTGCTTCTTCTTCCAAATCTTCTTGTTTTTCTTCAATCCAGTGCTCTACTTCTACATCCAAAGCAAAATTACCGTCCCAGTTCAGATCTTGTTGCTGTGCTAGAGTTTGCTTGTAGTCTTTGTTAGTGTTCACTAACCATATGTCCAAATTACAGGTGTATCAGTTACTCTAGTGTCTACATGTACAAACCCAGAAGCAATACCTATCCCGTTAAATCCCAATTGTATGGCATTCTTTATCAGGTTATACCTTTGAACACCATTGAATACAGCTATATCCGCTGCAATACCCTGTGCATGAGTGCCCGGAGTGGCTTTTCCTATCTCTATACTGTGATTAGGGGACCTGTAGCCACTTGTGATAGTAAAAGGGAAGCCACAAGCCTCTCTAAGCTCGTCTAAACACAGTATAAACTCTTCCTCTATCCTATTTTCACCAGTTTCTTGACAAATAAACTCATCTTTATTGAAATATTTAAACATTTTTAGGCTCAAACTCTCCTTCAATTGGTGTATTGTCAGGTGTAATGTCTGTTTCCACAGCACCTCCACCAATACCAGAGATAGTTATGGATACAGCAGATCTGCCCCCGGCACTATCTTTCTCAAAGTAACTCAAAGGTAGCATACGATCCATCACTAATTTCCAAGCAGCAGCCTGATTCTTATGTTCATCGTCTAGAGCAGCATCAAAGATAGCATCTAAGACCTTACGTGACTTAGGGCTAGCTAGCATTCTAGCCTTATACTCATTGATAATAGCAGCATCACCTTTAGGTCTACCCCTGATACCTCTAGATCCTTTAGATTTAGAGATTACATCAGTTTTCTTAGGTCTCCCTCGCTTACGCTTAGGTTGCTCATTATCAATATCCATGTGTATTTTACCTTATAGTTTCTCTAAAGAATACTGTATTATTATAGCATATTTTTATGTGTTTGTCAAGTCCTTTTGTGTATTAATTTACAGGGTGTATTTTTTCTTTAGTATTCAAGAGGTTACATATGTTAGTAAGCACTTACATTTACTGGTTTTTTCTAATTTTACTTTTGATGTACAGGAGTGCCTACTACAATAATAATAGTAACGCCAGCCGGCCCCCCGGCCACTCCAGTTAACCCCGGCACGATTGTTGCATGAGATAAAACCTGGCACGATTATTGCACACCAGAGTTGGCACGGGTTTTGCATGAGGGCGACCACTTGGCACGATTGTTGCATGAGGTCTAGGTTGTTACCGTTAAAGAGTACACGGGAAACTCTGGCACGATTGTTGCATGAGGCGAACTCCGGGGCGAGATCATAGGTGGCGGGAGATGTCAAGGGTTGACAAAAGTAGACAAGTGTGAGCCGGAGTGGGACCCCTAGCACACTCCAGCACCACCTGTCACCTACTATTTTGGAATAACTTATAACTAAATAATAGGTTACAGCGTCAGTCAACTTTGTATAATAAGCCCCACAACACAACAACACGGAACGCAAGAAAATGAACTCTATCAACCTACATAACGTACAAAGCATCGAAGTAACCGAAACTAAGATCCGCGAAGCACACAACTCTGACGAGAAGTACTACGCAGCGCGTGAAATCGTCATAACCGACGTTGACGGCAACCGTATGTCCATTGCGCTATACACTGACGATTCAACCAGTGCGACGGAAGTGCTGGAGGCGCTGCAGCCTAAGTTCAAATTCAACTCTTAGTCCAACTGATGAGGCTGGGTGGTGACCAGCCGAAACACCCTACGGGGTGTCTTGGAAAACCGAAGGATAACGACAAAATGAGCATT